TGTGCTTACACTTAATGAGCATGAAGTTGAGTGAGCTACTGCTACACCGCCAATTTTAACGACTAATAAAGTCCCGTTGAACACACCAGTTGTGGCCATGATATTTAATTTTAATGTTTATTTAATTGATTATCAATTACTTTTATTGATTTATTTTTAATCCTACTTTTTAATGCTCCATAACTTATGCCGATATAATCAGCAGCAAGTCTTTTGCTTTTAAATTCTCCGACAAAGTTACCATTCTTATCCCAAATCTTACAAGCCTTCATAAGATGACTGTTTTCTACCCCCTGCTTTGCCAAAGACATTTTTTCTTTTGTCTGTTCGCTTTTAGCTATACCTTTCCCTAATTTACCCCAAGTATTGCCTTTGCTCCTCTCTCTTAAAAGATTTACCTCATTTTCTGTCTTTGGTCTATCCATACCAGCCAATGATATCTTTTTCTTAGTCTCTTCAGAATGTTTAGTATTTAAACCACCTGGTCTAATGTTATATCCGAAGTTCCTATCTGTTGCTCTTAGAATCTTAATGAACTGCTCTTCGTAAAGATTAAGACTTTCTAAGTCATCAGTTTTTAAGATGGTATAGAACATAAAGGAATCTATGCCATGTTTATTAAAAGAACGTTGAAGGTACTCGTTGTCGTGAGTACCCTTCTTTAGCCTTGAGGTATGGTAATTAAACCTTATCTCTGGCTTATTTATTGTTTGCCCTATATAAGCCTTGCCAGTATTCTTGTTCAGTATCTTATATAAGTACATATTATGTTATTTGAGTTACAAAGTGGTCTACCACTATAACTCTTCTAAAAATATATGTTTCTTCTACATAGTCAAAAGTAGCTTGGTTTGATACCATGTTTCTTGTAACTATTTTGAAATCTGGAGAAGCATTTGGATAATCTGCAGGAGCTACTCCTATGATTTCCAATAAGCCATTAGCCCATTCATCTACTGACTTTTGACCTACCTCTCCAGACTTAAATGTCCTATACACTATGTCAAACTGTATGCTTACATCAAAGTTATAGCTTGTTTTGTCACTATTCTCTACTGATGTCTGAGAACTTATCAACAAGAATGGAGGCTCGGCACCATCTGGAGCTATGGTATCATATACCGATAACTCGTAGTTATTAGCATTTATCTTGTCGAAATAAGCCTTTCGTATAGCATATCCGCAGTCTTTCATTATCCTTCTACCTCTACTTCTTTAGAATCCGTTTGTTGGCCATTTTGAGCCTCATTTAGCTCACTAAAGAACTTCAGCAATGGTAATCCATAGGCTGTAGGAATAGTGTTTATAAACGCCTCTAATGACTTTAAATGCTCTTCGTTTAGTTCAATCTTCTTCATAGTTGGTATTTTTACAAATTTAGGTAAAATTATTTAGCTGCAATCAATGCTTTTAATTCTTCTATTTGTGCTTGTTGTTCTTGAATGGCTTTTACCAACATAGGTATTAAGACTGTTGTTTTTACAGACTTTAACCCTTCTTTGTCTTTATCTACCATATTAGGGAATACTTCCTCCATTTCTTGTGCAACAAAACCTAATTGTTTTAAATCTTCTCCAATAAAATTAAAGTTTCTAACTTTCAATTTTAATAAGTTATCAAGTTTAGGGGTAGTATCAACTATATTTTCTTTTAATGTTTCATCTGATATTGTTCCATAAACTCCAGTCCTATTTACTGTAGTACCGCTTGACCAAACAATAAATTTATCATTAGTTGTATCAGCACAAGCAATAAATTGAAGGTCTCCAGTTACATTTGGCGAAACAGTAGTATATCTAATGCTTAATCCATAAGGCACAGCTGATGCTTGTGAAATAATTACACCATAATTCGAATTTTGAGAACTATATAATTCATGTGATGAACCAGTTGTAGAAACATAGGTTGCATTATTACTTGCCTTAAAAAATCCTGCTGATGTAAAACGAGCCCTTTCGGTATTGTTGGTTGTAATTTTAAAAGGATGATTACTACTTGTACCAGTTCCAGCTTCTAAAGTATCTGCAATTAGCCAAGCAGTACAAGTTCCTGCAGTTGCATTAACAATTCCATAGTCTGAACCAGTTACTTGTAAAACCTTTGCTATTGAACCTAATCCATAATTATTAGGACTACTCGTTCCGATTCCAACATTGCCCGTTGATGTGATACTCATTCGTTCGGCTCCGTTTACAAAGAAAGCTAATGGGTTATTATCTCTTTGATTGATAAATGCTCCTGCTGAATTTTGAATTAAATCAAAACTTGTACTACTTAAAACTTTACCCGCAGATAATTGTAATACTGCTGCACCAGAAGACCCACCACTAATATCTACAATAGTTATAGCACTTGCTCCACTTTCAAATACACTTAGTTTATTACTTGGACTACTCGTTCCGATTCCAACTGAGCCACCATAAGGATTTAATATCAATGCTCTTGCATTATTTCCATTTACTAAATCTGCTGATTGTATTGCAGTTGCTTGTGATTGGTCAAATATTGTTATACCATAGTTTTGGTCAGCTCTTGTAAAGAATTTTGCAAAATAATTATTAGCTAAATAAGATAATATACCTGGAGTAGCAGATACTGCAGTTACTTTAAATCCTCCATCAGTAGTATTCAATGAAAATGTTGCAGATGGAGCTATGATTTTAGAAGTGCTTACTGTAGAACTAAATGTAGCAGCACCAGTAACACCTAAAGTAGAACTAAAGGTTGCACTTGTTCCACCTAAATTACCAACTATTGTAGCAGCGTTTCCACTACCACTTGCTTTGTTTATATATAATCCTTCTCCGTTACCATTCTTAGTGATGTTTAAGGCTATACCACTTCCGCTTGTATGGCCAATAGTGAAAGTATCTCCACTACCACTACTTGAGAAGCTACCAGTAGTTCCGATTAATCCGCCAGTCAACGTACCGCCAGTCAAGTTTAACTTTCCATTAAGCTGAGTTTGTATAGCACTTGTTACACCAGCTAAATATCCTATTTCTGTAGTTGTAGTAGTCGCACTTGCTGCAATCTTACCACTACCATCAGAAACCAATGCTCTTGATGCAGTTAAGTTAGCAGTTACTACGCTTGATGCACCACCAGTAATAGATGCTTGTGCTCTTGCTGTAGTAAAGTATTGATTCGTTCCCTCAGCAACATCTGATGTTGTTAAAACAACAGTTCCAGCAAATCCGTTTACGGTTGTAACTGGGAAAGTAATGTTTGTATTTGAAGCACTTGTGATTCTACCTTTAGCATCTACAGCGATTGTAGGTACAGCAGTAGAAGTTCCGTAAGTTGTAGCAGTAACACCAGTGTTAGCTAAAGTTAAGGCAGAAGATACGTTTGCAGAGCCATTAAAGCTAACTGACCATGTAGCATCACCACTTGCAGCTATTGTTCTTGCAGTAGATAATATGTTTGCAGCATTTGCAGTACCATTTAAGTTACCATCTACGTTAGCTACTAAAGTTGCAACTGTATATCCAGTACCAGTAGTGTTAACTACGTTTGTAGGCTCATCTACTAAACCAGTAAATACCTTGAATTTACCAGCATCAGAAGCATCTCTAAATAAACCAGTAAACTCTACTCTTTCTTGAATCGCATCATAGTATCTACCATAATATCCAATGTCAACCGCATCTGTTGTGTTGTTAGTGTTAGCTACCTCAAACAATGGGTCTTTAGAAGATATTGATTCTGTGTTTACATAAGTTGCAGTACCATTGATAGTTAAGTTACCACTTACAACTAAGTTGTTAGGCATTGTAACATCGTTAGTAAATCCTATTGTTGTAGTGTTACCTACAGTTGTAGCTGCTATTTGATTAGCAGTTCCGTTTATTGTTGTTATACCTTGGTCAGTCCAAGTTGCTGTTATTACGTTAGCATCTTGTTGAGTTAGGCTTAAAGTCTTTGTTGATGTACCAGTTACTGCAGCAGATACGATAGAACGATTGTAAGCTATATCGTATTGGCCTAATTTAACCGTAGTAG